AATATGCACTCTTATATTGAAACCTATTATAATTACTTGATGTTTAAGAAAATCAAAAAAGAAGAAATAGAGAGATGGATGAATTCAAGTCAATCTTTACCGGAAGAGTATTCAATCCATACCTTTGAAAATATATTATCTTCCAACTATGAATTACCAAAAGAATACCTTTATTTTCATAATTATGAGAGAGATAGACTAGAGAAACATCCAGAGAGTAAGCATTGGGTTCCATATCGAACGGAGTGGTTAGTGTATGATGACGATTTAAAAATTCTGGGATATATAGATATGGTATTTAAAAATATAGAAGATGGAACTTATATTGTATGTGATTGGAAACGATGTAAAGAAATTAAAAAAACGAATCCATTCCAAACTTCCACTACAGAATGTATATCACATATTCCAGATGCGAATTATTGGCATTATGCGATTCAATTAAATGTATATAAAGTGATTTTAGAGAGAAAATACGGAATGAAGGTAAGTGGTTTATATTTGATGTCTTTCCATCCAGAGTGTTCTAAGTATGATAGATTGAAAGTTCCATTCTTGAATGACGAAATGGAAGAGTTATTGAATATAGATTATAAAAAAGAGACTTAAAACGATATTAAAAATTAGTATATTCAAGATGAATAATCATATTACAATGAGATTGAATCATTATGACCGATTTGCTTGTTGTTCCTTACTTTTTATATCTTTATCGATGTTTTCGTGTTTTTTATTTTATGATATAAATCGCGAGAATTTATATTTATGTAATGATGAAAAAATGATTGAGAAATTAATGTTAAAACCGATGAATACATATCAATCGTTAAAATGTATAAATCAGTATTCTTTGTATAATGAGAATACTCCGCGTTATAATTTTTTAATGTATGACAATGATATTACGAAGTATGTGTATATTGTTATGGTAGTTTTGATTGGTTTAATGTATGGAATATTTATAGTTAGTATTTTTGTGTATAATCCTTATGTAGAGCTTGTAATGAAGAATGAAAAGGAAGAAGAAGATGATTATAACAATTATTTGAAACAGAATTATCCGTATGAGTATAGATATACTTTTAATAAAGAAGTGTATGAAAAGCATATGAAGGAACAGAGAGAGAAAAATGAGAAGATAGAAGAAGAAGGAGAGGAAAGTGATTCAAATAATTATATTTGTGATACTACTCCAGATGGTTTAGTATTCATGACATATAATAGAGATAGAGAGGGTTTTGAGTATTGGTCTAATAAAAACGTGCATTATATCTATTTGGAAAGTTTGGCAAGAAAGTATGTAAAAACATTTTCTTGTTATCATTTATATGTCAGCGACCCTATTTTCGAGAGTGATGAAGAGACAGAAGAAGAGATTGAATCAGAAACGGAAGAAGATGAGAAAGAGGGAGAGAGAGACGAAGTAGAAGAAGAGGAAGAGAAAGAAAATAAAGAAAATGATGACGATATTTTCTTAAAAAAGAGAGAGACAACACAAGAAAAGAGAGAAGTAAAGAATAAGAATAAATACATTCATCGAGGTCCAATTACAGAGTTTAATTTATTAAATGTGAAGGATTATACAGGAAATAAAAATAAGTTGTCCTTTGCTGATTTTAAGAAGTTATTCAAGATGTCTTAAGATTCTATTTGGGGGATTGCACCTCGTACTGCTTGAATACCAGATACACTGGTTTGATTTGCTATGTTGGAGACATTTTCAATTGTAGTATTTACTCTATTAATTGTATCCATTAAATAATTATATGTTTGAACGGCATCTTGTATATTCTCACTCATTGGAACCGCAGTATCCCCAAGAAGTTTTGAATAGGCATTAACAACTTGAAGAGTTGTATCCATAAAGGTATTAAATGTTTGAATCCCAACATCACTGGATGTTTGAACGACTTGACCTACAGCACAAATTGCACCGAGAGGAGGAACAGAACAAATACCAGACATAGCACTTCTTCCAACACCTGTAACAAGTGTTTTTGTATTTTTTTGTATGAGTTCGACAAATTTATCAAGTAAGAGTGCAACTTCATTATCAAGTGTATCTTTGAGTTGGTCTGTTAGAACTTTTACCATCTCTGTTAAAATACCAGAAAATCTGTCCCACTCTTGTTTGAATTCTTCGGATTGGAAAATCTCGTATATTTCATTTAATAATTGTTGTTTCATCTCTCTCGTGATAGGGTCATCTCCTTCTTGTGGAAGAAGATTTTTTGCAGTTTCAGTAAATCTTGATAAAAAAACGTGAATCACTCTTGATGAATTATAGATAATAATATTAAAAACTAATTTTATAACATCATTTGTTAAACCAAGAGTTTCGGATAATATAGTAGTTTCTTCGTCCATATATATAAAACCTATTTTTATTTTCCATTATTTACATATAAGTGTTCGATATATCCGTTGGATCTAGATATATTAAAACTGGATTTTAAATGTTCTTTTGCAATAAAATAGGCAATTTTTTCTTTTTCATTATGTTTTTCTATATAAGTGTAGAGACTGTCATCTTTACTCTTATATGTTTCCAGTTCTTTTTCCCATTTTTCATCGATACTTTTACAAGATGTATCTTTTTCTTTAATAACTAATTTTACTTTATTTTTAGTTTTACTTTTTTGTTCTTGATTTTTAGATGAAATAAGAAAACGGTCCATAGGGTTTGGTATGTAATATATACGTGATATGTTTTTAAATATCAATTTTCTTTACAACTGCGATGAATGAATCAGGATTGGATAACCAAGAAGTGCGTGAAAAAACATTAGATAAGTTTGTGTTTATGACATAACCGAAAGAACGGAACAATCCAATGACTTCATTTAATTCTTCGAGAGAAAAGAATGTATTTCTCTCTTTGCACCATAATCCATACAAACAAATATTGGAGTATGTTCTTCTCTCTTTGGAGAATGTTTCAAATGGTGATAATACTTCTCTTTGTATTTTTCGTACCCATGGTTTAATATCTGAATTGAAAGGTGGATACTCACGAATACATAGAATATATCTATATTGCCTACATAATCTATCATAATATATGGTAGAGTATAGCGTGTATGTATCCATATCTTCTATTATTATATACATATAATAAAAAATTGAATAACTAATTGATACATAAAAAAGAATATACCTATCTACTTACCATGAGTGAAGAAAAGAAACATATAAAGATTTTCCGTTATAAGTTTAAGGAAAGCACGATTGAGAAGATGATTGATTTTGCACGGATACATTGTTATGATTGTAAAGAAGATTTAAAAGAAGCGTGGGAAGAATGGAAAGAGGAGTATGTGGATATGATAAAGAGAGAACAAAGACGACACGAGGAGCTTGGATATGAAGGAAAGATAGAGGAAAAGATGTATAAGAGTATTCGTTATTATTATATGAAAAAATTTAATAATAAGAAGAAGGAAGATATTATAGAATCTAATGGTCGTAAAAAGTATGTTCCTTTAACGAAAAAAATTCGTTTGATGATGGATTTCTTCATTCAACAATGTATTGACAATGATTCTTATAAACCATCTAAAGATTATGAGAGATTTTATAATGACCCTATTATACAGCGTCATATTCATACAGAAATAGATGTAATTCAACAAAAGTATAATTTAGAGGATGAAGATATTAGAGAGAAAATAAAAAAAACATATAAGAATCGGTATTATATGATAAGAACCAAATATATACAAGATTAATCTATGTTTTCAGTCTTGTAGTCCATCGTGAATATAATCTTGAACTAATGATTTTATCTTTAAAAATTCTTTTTTATAATCGGTAATTTGGTAATTTGGTTGAAGAATATCAAAGAAAAGTTTATTTATCTTTTCATAGAAAGGTGTCTTGTCAAAGTCAAACATGTGTTTGTTTGAAGGTGTTAGATTTAGTTTAGTTTGATAATATTTATGATATTCATATGTATTTTTATAGATTGTGCTAAATATTGAAATGTAGAATATACATAGACTATGTAAATCCCATTTTTTATAATTTCGTAGAATATATTTAATAATATGTGATTTATCAATTTTATAATCAGTGTTTTTTGTTATATTACATAAACGAAGAATATTGTAAATAAAAGTATCTGGTTGTGTCTCTCTTGTATAGAAGGATGAATAATATTGAATAAGATTTTCAGTATATGTATCTAGTTGTTCCTTGCTAAAGAATAGAGATACGTGTTTTCTTAGGTGTTCTATATAAGTATATACGAATTGTTCTATATGTTCGATGTTTGGATTTTCATTTTCGTGGATAAGGTAGTTAATAAAATGTATATCCGGACACCAGATAAAATAAGAGGGTTTAAATACAAAAAAATAGTATTCGTATGATGTAGGGTCTTTTAAATTTTGTATTGGTAAAGAGAGACCAAAATCAATAAGAATAGGATAAGATTTTTCTTCATCATATAGGATGTTTTGGTCTTTTACATCATTATGAACGATTCTTTTATCTAAGAGTAGAGAGATAGAATCAAGAAGATGAGAGAACCCATCCATAAATGAAATGAGAAAGTCATTGCTAAGTTGTTTTAAGGGACGAGAACTAATAAATTCTTTTGTAAGACAATTTTTATCGTATAGTTTTTCAATTCCGTATTGAATGTATGTATTATAATGCCAATTTTCGTGTTTAGTAGTAGAATAACGAAATTTATGAATTAACAAAAGAGAGTGTAATAGTTTTGAGATGTATTGATGATATTCAAGATGTCCTACATAGGGTATCATCATATGAACGCAAGTATCTGTGGGTATCTCGTGATTTCCACATAATATATTTTTAATATCTTGAAATTCATTAGGTTCGTCTTTATCAAATTCTTGCATAATACGATTAATATGAGAGAGAGAAATATCAGTATGAGAGAGAACTGGACTAAAATGATAAGTATAGTTTTTAATACATTTTATTGTCTCTGATATAATGATTTCATTTTCGGAGCTTAGGCTTGGAATTTGAATCTTGGTAACAAAGTTTAAGTCTTGAATTTCTTTACCTTCTTTATCAATTGCAGGATGAAAGATGAGGGAATAACCCCCAGTTGTTATTTTCTTTTTATTAGGTAGCATTATATAATAGCAATGTATAAATATATTTAGATAATTATCTTTATACATTTACATCATCTTATAATCTAAATAATGATAGACATCAGACAGATTTTTACTGGAATTAAGTATTTTCTTTTTAACCCATCCAGGCAATTTATCATTATCGTGAATACAATGATATAATTTATCAGAGTATTTTACGATTTTATGAAGTTCGCTCTTAATCATTCTGGAGCTTGGTTTATTTTTATAGGATAAGTCTTTTGCTTTTCTTGTTTTATTTGCGGAACGATTACTTGTCTTTCTGGTGGTTGAACTCATTATATATAATGGAAATAAAATAAAATTGAACGACTTAAAAATATATAATAATAGAATATATTAATAGAAGTTGATTTATTAAGATGGTAAAGAATACAAAAGGTGGTAGTAAGCATAAGAAGATGGCGAGAAAATTGTTAAAGGAGGATGAGACGGAACGAAAAACACGTTATGCAAATGAAAATGAGAAGAATGAAATGTATGCAATTGTAACTAAAATGTATGGAAATGGTATGTGTGGCGTTCGTTGTAATGATGGAAAAGAGAGACTTTGTATTATTCGAAATAAGTTTCGTGGAAGAAACAAGAAAAGTAATATGATTTCTTTAGATTCGGTGTTGTTAGTGGGAATTCGTGAATGGGAAGTAGTGGATTCAGTGTCTTCTAAAAAGAAAAATAAATGTGATTTACTGGAGGTGTATAGTGATGAGGATGTGTATCGATTGAAAAAGACGCAACATTTCAATTTGTTGAATAATACGAATGATGAAGGAAAAGATGATATGATAGATTTTGTAGATGGGGATGTTAGCAATAATATGTTCTCATTTGAAGAAGAAGATATGAAGAATGTTATGTCTTTCGATATGAATGAGTTATAAAGTATTTATTAAAAAAAAGTATTTAAAGATAATAATAATTATATATATGTCTGTGTAGCACAATTGGCAGTGCGTGAGACTTCTAATCTCAAGGTTGTGGGTTCAAGTCCCATCACAGACTTTTAAGTTTAAATATATAAAAATATATGTTTATTTTTATATATGACAGAAGAAAAGAATGTAAAGATAGAATTAGAAGATGATGATAAAACCTTTATTTCTCATAATGATAAAATGAATTCTATCATAGAATTACATAAGTTTTATAATGAAATCATGAATAGAAAACCAGATGATGGTTCTGGTGTGGATACAGAGGAGGATACAGAGAATGTTTATATGGAAGAGTTTGTAGATAGGTTCAAGTCCAACTTATCGACGCATGTCTTTTCTATAAAAAAGTTTTCACCGATAGAAGATAAAACACGAGTGAAAAGTATTTTTTTAAATTATGTTTCGGATATTATTTTTGTAGAATATAAGAATTATCGAAGAAGATTAGATGAAAGAAATGGAGATTTAGACAAGGTTCATGGTGAAATAGAAAATGAGGAATTACAGAATCATAAGGAAACGAATACAGACTTTGAATTTACTACAGATGATTTATTTTTTTTAATTACGACAACTATGAATATTATAGAAGAATTAAGTGCCATTGTATGTCATCATAGTAAATATGGTGAGGATGTTTCAATAACTAAATATGATTTTTTATTAAATTATATAAAGTCTCATAATACAGATGAAAATGTAATGACTTCTCTATCACCAAAAAAGTATTTAGATGAAACTATAATTGAAATTGCAAATGCATTACATAAAGTGATAGAAATGAAAGGAAAAAATAAAAAACGGCTTGTTCTCTCTTTGTTAAAGAAAACAATCTTCCATATTTACCGTGAATATTATGGAGAAGTTATTAGTGAGATTCAATCGATTGAATTATCTTATTATATTGACCTTATTCAAAATGGATTATTAGAAAATATCATTGATGTAATGGTGAAAGTTTCAAATGGTGAGGTTTATTTAAATAATGTAAATGGATTTATTTCATATACAAAGGAGATGCTATCTAGAGAGAATAGAAACAAATGTATTAAATTGTGTTCTATATTATAAAATTGAATTTAAAAGTTTGATTCCATAGTATTTAAGATTAAGTAATTCATGAATACGATGCAATTAACTCAAACAGATTGGAAACATATACAAAAGTCTATTCTTATATCTTTCCAGTCAAGGATGATGATGAAACATGGTTGTGTTCTTTTAGAAGGAAATAAGGTTATTTCTACAGGATATAATCATTATCGAACAAAGTTTCGTGATGATTTTATAGGGACTTCTTGTAGTTGTCACGCCGAAATGGATGCATTAAGGAATGCCCTTCGTGTGAAGACGAAGGGTGTATCCACCAAGAAACGTAAAAAAATAAGTTCGTGTTTTAAACGAGGATATTCATTCAAAGAGCGATTTCATTCATAGATGTAATTATCGTATGCTTTCTTCTAAATTAACACTCTATGTAATTCGTGTAAATAGTTCCGGTCAATTTGTGGATTCGTCTCCATGTATGGATTGCACGAGAGTAATGAGAATGTATAATGTAAATAAGATTATTTATAGTAATGAATTTGGAAATATTACGAAACTCCGTTTTAAAGATTATATCCCAAAAACAATTTCAGTGGGTCGTAAATATATCAATTCAGGTTATTATCTACCTATACAAAAGAAAAAGAAGAAGATATCTTCTTTATCAACAATTCGTTCTTAATGGGTCTGGAAGATCATTATTACAACCACTTTTTTTTTCTTTCAAGTATTCTGAAGATGATTTAAAACCAATATCTTTCGTAATTGTAAATATTCTACGATTTCGTATACTTGATGGTCCTTGAGGAACACGATTCGTGCAAATACATTTAGAGATATTATGGGTAGAAGGAACACTTCTCTCAAATACACATCTCTTGATTCGTTCTGTTCGTGAAGAAGAATCGCGATTCATAAACTCCTTAAAATTTGCGGATGATACTTCAACACTATTAAGACATCTCTTTAATCTATTTAATCGAAAATTCGTCGTTGGGGTTACAGCATTTTGATTCATAGGACCTTGAGATACAAATCTCTGAGTATAAAATTTCTTTTTCAACATTCTTTACTATATATAAATACTATATTTTACATATTTGGTTTTATGTAATTGTTTGTATATTTATAACATTTCCATAATATGGGAACTGCTCTCTCTCTATACACAATCGTAAAATGTCCTCCCTCTTCTAAATCATTTTTTATCTTTCGTGTTCTTGTATTATTGTTATACTTCCTTATGTCTATAATACATAGATTAGTATCATTTGTAGTATTATGTCGCAATTCTATACTATCAATGACACCTAAATTCACCTTCTCAAATACTTCGTAGATTTCTCTCTTCTTTATATGTAAGGAAACTCGCGGAATACAAATCATATTCTTTTTCATTCCTCTATTCTTTATTATTCTTATTCAATTTTATTTTATAAGTTTTTTAATACCAAACTTATAAAAGAATCATGTGAAACAAGTGTGAAATTGTCAATCATACTATCTTTTGGATACTAACTCATAATAACTTACCTTTTACTTATTCGTATTTAGATTACCTTATTTGTATCTTATACTTACCTTAATACTCCTTCCTTTATGGTGTTGCTGTTATCCTAAGTTATCGGCTTCGTCTTCTTAAAAAAATACATCTGTTTTCTATATACCATATTAATTATGTTTTTAATATCTGACTTACGCTGTTAGAAAACATTTACCACTAACCCTCTTCTCATTATAAATCCTTCCATCTTATCCAATATATATTAGTTATTTGTCTTTAAGTTTATTTTTTATAATTATAATCAACATAAATTATAATGGAAGAAACACTGGACTTGTCTTGGATCAAAGATTACGAAAAATATCAGATATTTTATAAAGAACACGTTGATAATGTGAAAATTCACTTCATTTATATTGATGCTAATAATAATATTTCCTATACAAAGACTGAAAAGAGAGAAATTATGAATCAACTATTAACAAAAGAACAATTACTTTTTTTAATTAATAATAATATTACTATGCATAAACAACGATACTCACTCCATTCTATTTTGAAATTTAATATTGATTTAGAACATCAAGATATATTACAGAATGCCATCCTTGATAAAATACCCTATGAAAAGATTGAATGTATAGAAGATATTCATTGGAAACCTACTATTAATTTTTTCATTGATATTAATTCTCTCTATATCATCTTTCATAAACCCAAAGAAATAAATGAAAAAATTGTTAATATACATAATAAAACTGTATCTAAAAGAAAAAAGAAACATTATCACACCAGAAAAAAACTATATTCAAATTTAGTTTAAAGAGAAATTTAACTTTTTAGTATGGATTATTCTTTCACAAAGACTTCTGAAAATAATCATAAAGAAAAACCTTGGATTCACTTTTTAAATGAAAATAATATTCAAGAACGCATTATACAATTTCATTATCAACTTGTACGCTTATCACAATCCAACTTAAAACACTTTAATAACAATACCATACATACAAATATTATTACTCTTGAATATAAATTAAATGATATTTTATCTTATTTAAAACAAAATACTCAACAAAATCATTTTTTATTTCATCTTACCTTTATGTATAAATTAATTGCTTATACAAGAGATATTCACGAAGGAAAAGGGGAACGATTATTAACTTATATGCAAATCTATACTTGGTTTAAATATTTCCCAGACCTTACTAAATATATGATACTACGACTCGTATATTATGTTGATGATTTTGATTATGAAGATTATTCTTTTGGTATTCGAGAACTTATTATGAAAAATAACTATAACACCAAAAAAGCATTCGGTTCTTGGAGAGATATGAAAGAACTATTACACTATTGTATTAATAAAGAAGAGAGAAACTTACACCGTATTCTTCATGGTAAAAAACTTTGTGTCTTTATCTCTTCATTACTATGTAATCATCTCTTTCTTGATTATGATAATATGAGAAAACAAAAAGAAGTCTCTTACTTAGCTAAATGGTTTCCAAGAGAGAACTTGAAAAATAAAAAACTTTATAAATATATTATAGAAACATTAAACCCCTCTTTATTACAACAACCCTATTGTGCTAAACATTATAATAGAGAAGCATCTAAAATAAGAAAAATCGTAAGTTCTCTCAATCGATACTTGAATACAACAGAAGTATTGATGTGTTCCCATCAATGGAACGCGATTCATCTACATGATTTACCTCTTTCTTGCTTGTATCAGTATAAAAATATATTCTTGAATACAAAGAAACATATTATACAATCAAAACAAGGCAGTACACCTACTTCTCTCTCTAGAAACACGAACCAATATAAAAATCGTATTGAACTACATCGTCTAGTAAGAGACGCAATTGCATATAGAGAGAACCATTCTATTTGTCAATTTATTGATAACATATGGAGAACAATCAAGAGAGATTATGTTTCATCCATTACACCACACGAAACAAAAAATATAAATCAGAACCTTGCTTTACTACCGATACTTGATGCTTCTTATTCAATGATGGTTGATAATCATACTCCTTTTTATACAGGGATTGCTATTGCTATATTCATCTCTGAACTTCCTAATGATTTCAAAGACCGTATTTTTACCTTTTCTAATTCTTTTGATTGGATAAATCTATCTTCGTGTCAAAACTCATTCGTTCAAAAAGTGAATCATATTATAAATAATATTTCTATGGGTTGTCATAGTTCTTTTTACGACTCATTCTCTCGTCTTATACGAACTTTATCCATATCACATACAGGAATCATATATAAACAACCATCCTTTGTCATTCTCTCTGATATGAACGTTAATATACACGAGAAATCACCTTCTTCTACTATGTATGAAAATATACAAGACATTATAGATGAAAATAAATTATTGATAAATCCAAATATTGTTTTTTGGAATCTTAGAAATACAAATGGGTTTCCTTGTAAAATAGATGTACCTAATGTTATTATGCTTAGTGGATACAATCTCTCTAATCTAATACCCTTAATGAATAAAAATAAAATGATATATTCAAATACTCCATATAATTATGTCATTGAATTATTAAATAAAAAAAGATATAGTTCTCTTGAAAAAAGAGTTGTAATGTATGCAATTCAATAATTACTAACAACTATTATCATTATGATTTGTATAAGAAACAACTTCTTCTTCAGGGTTCATATTTTCATCACCCTCTTCTTGTATTCTATTCTGTAATTTATATAGACATGATATTGCAGAAATCGTTCCACATACAATAACAAACAAGAAACAGATAAATATAATTGTTTGGATATCTTCTGATTTCATAATAACTTATTTCTTTGATTAGTTATAGTAAGTTCAATTAGATTCAATTTTAAATAAAATTGAATGTAAAATCATTGCATAAGTTTTGCATCAAATCCTATAATCCAAGTACATACAATGTCCGTTTCTATTCACGCTGAAATTCCATCTTTCTTTATTGAGAATAATACTATGAATACACGATTTGAATATAAATCACCAAGTCAAATTCGTGAATTATATCATTTTCCAGAATATACCTATGAAGAATTCAGTCATCGATATGAAAGCATTTATATTCCTAACTCTCCACCACGCACAACAGTAAACACATATGATTCTATTCTATTAAAAAGACAATTATGGATCCGGTTCCTGTGTCATTCTGGACGTGTAGATACAATGATGGAATATTTGCAACAATATAGACAAGAGTTCATGAATGCAAATAATGAAAATATGTTCTTCCACTTTATCAATTATGACATGCCTGGAAATTTTAATATGAATGGTGAATCTATCTTACACTGTTATGTACGAACCAATAATATTATGGAATCTTATAATATTGGAAGACAACTCATTCATTGGTCACGACCGAATTCCTTTGATTCTGCTTCTTATAGATGTTATGAAAATATACATAATAAATTATGGTTTAATCCCTTTACTCAATTCTGTAACCAAGATAATGCTTCGTTATTCTTTTCGAACAATCCAAATATATTTTATATCAAAAATTCTAATTATCATTCCATTAATGTTGTAATGGACCTTATTCAAGAAGTAGTATCTATCAACCAATCCCAAAGAACACCAAATAATGGACTCTTTGATTTCATAAATTCTCCACCACCACAAGATATAGATAATGAAAACGCAATTACTCCTCGTTTAAATCTCTTGTCTAGTTTTAATAATTCATTACAGACCCCACCACCTCCACCTCCACGACTAAGACGACAAAATGCAATTACACCTAGATATATGGATTATTAAATATTTCCTATAAAAGAACACAATATGATTTTACTGGTTGCTTTATAAATTTTAATTCAATAAGTTCTCCCTCATTTTTATTATGTGGTATTTCTTCTTGGAATGTCTCTTCTTCTTCATCTGTTTCTACATTATAAAACCAGAAAGAATTAAAGAATGATAATAGAGAAGAATCCACTGTTCTTTTTTTTATTTTATCATAATGTATGCTATATAAACTTGTAATCATTCTTTTTACAATATCATTAGAGGATAATAATTTATTATTTTTGGATATATTTACTGTATAGACATTATATACAGAATACTCATAATAATCAAAGTTATATTTCTTATGTGCTTGTTGAATATCATAATCTGAAACTTCCGTGTTTCTCTCTAAAGAATACTCCAGTGATGAACTACTCTTTCCATATAATGTAGGGTATGCAATATCACGTTTCGTACCTATTAAAAATATTTTTATTTCATCTTTTCTTCTTATATTGAGTTCTTCTAAAAGATGTAAGCTATGTAAATAAGAATTTCTATTTGTTAAATCAAAAAACACAAATACACCATCACATTCATTATAATATTTTTGTATGATAGGATAAAATCTTTTTTGACCTGATGTATCCCAAAAATGAACTTTTAAATTATGAGTATTTCTATCTTTCTCTCTTCGATCATAAAAAGTATAAATATTTGAATTAAAATCAACACCTATTGTTGAGATGTAAGTATCTAATTCATAAGTCATATCTTGGTATATGCTTCGTATAAACATCGTCTTACCAATACATTCACTTCCTATAACTAATAATTTAAATGTATATTCACATTCTTTCAATATGTTTCTCTCTACAAATCGTATCATCTGTTATTTATATATTTCATTTATTTTTATTTTTATATATATTCTTCTACTTCTCTTAGTTGTCTTATTTCATTTGATATTTAATTTTCAAACATAATAAAGATAATGCATCTACATTATATAAACAATTTAGTAATGAAAATTATATCCAGATTTAATAATGGAAACTATTATGTATTTACTTTTCCTATATATAAACGATTAATGAAAACATCCAAAGATAGAGAATATGTATTTTTACAATGTATTTCATCTTTTTATGGAAGTATCCACAACATTTTCTCTCTTCGTAGAAATGCAATACACGTGTTAGATAATATACAAAACAACAACGAAAGACTCAATAAGAAAAGTAAAAAATATAATAAAAAACATATGAATAAAAAAAAACATTCTTATAATATTCACTCTTTAGAAGAACTTTCTGTTGTAAAAGATACACATTTATATAATGATAAAAAACATCATTTCGGAGAGTTGATTGATATTTTAAACCAAGAGAGAAAATATAACTTTATAGATAATAAAATTCCAATACATATAACAAGTGATAATTTTTATGTTGATACAACTGACAAGTATGAATTACTTGATTATTATGATTATTTTAAATCTAATGAATTTTATGTGAAGAAAACATCTTTTGTTGTTGTTTGGAATAAGCTACATTTATCTATTTGTAGAGAGAAAATAGGAGAACTCTTATTAAATATTAAACTGATATTTCAAGAACACGAAGTGAAAACAGAACCTATCGAAGAAACACTAGAACCAGAAACAAATGTTGAAGACTTTGAACTACGAATAAAAAAGTATCTTGAGAATGAAAGACAAAAAAGTGATATTATAATTCATCATTCCAACTATGTAGAACTCAAAGAACACTTATTATTTATGATTGTTCTCTATAAATCACTCCTTCATACAAAACAATCTTATGTTGCTTGTATTTTCTCTCATATTAAATGAACGTATTTATATTTATTTTTCATCATTTCTTCATATAAGTAAAAATAAAAATCATAATTCTTATCTTTTTTTTTCATTTTCTCTCTAATAAAATAAAAAGAATACATTGCCGATTCTATATAGCATCTGTGAAATGGGTTCGTCATCATATCACGGATTAAACAATCCTCGCCATCTTTCAATGAATACAATAATTGTGTCGATTTAATAAGTGGTTGAAACACTTCATAACTCATAAAAAATTTTGTGATTGGCGGTTTCTCATCAAAGAATACTATATATTTTATATAGTTCATCTTATTTATTATAAACAAATAAATAATAAATAAAACTGATAAATAGTTTATAATATCTTTGAAAAGTTATAAAAGGTATATAAGAGATACCATGTCCTCTTTTGGCGTGTTCTTTTCCTTTAAACAAACAAAATTCAATACAATGTAATAGAGAGAAAATACCTTGATTTATATTTTTAATATATTCTCTTGAAAACCTTTTTCTTGTGATGTAGTGAAATCGGTTATAATTTCCATCTTTATAAATATTATATTTCTTTTTATAATTTGTTTTATTTTTGAGAAAACTTATACCCATAATTTCATTTGTTGCATTATTCATTTCAAACACAAATAAACAACTATGTAAAAGTATTGTCTCATTGATTTCTACTGGGACATTATAGATATACTTATCTTTTAACATTTTTCTCTCATGATAACGTTGCCATTCATACCATGACTCATTATCGAAGCGTGTACACATTACATGATATTGGTTGGTTCTAAACATAAATACTGGTTTTATAAGAGAGATATACACACATTTAATTATTTCTTCTTTATAATATGTTTTTCTCTCTTTTTTTTCTTGAGGTTCTCTCTTTTTATCTCTTTCTTTTTTAAATTCCATAAATTTATCTATATTTGATTTAAATATTTTCTCATATAAAATATTATTTTCTTCTATTTTATGAATTAAACTATGGTGAAATCTTTTGCTTATAAAGTTATACTCCATTCAGTAGATTGTTATTATTTAGATGCAACACTTATATTTCAATTTTATACTTTATAATATTCTGTTATTATATATGAAAAGTAAAGTAGGTTGGAAGTCTAATGTATTAAAGAATGAAGCCTTAAAACAAAGAACAATAGACCATGTCTATTCTTTACCTAATGTTAAAATCAATTCTGTGAATGAAAAAAATATTAAAAAATTAAAGTCTTATTCCACCCTTAGTCAATTTGGTAAATCGCAACATTCAACACAAGATAAGGAAGACGAACATTATTACAGTATATATATTCAGGATACAAAAGAAGAACAAGAGACAACAATGCAAGATGAAGAACTCAAAAGTAAGAAAGTAAAAGATGTGAATGACCCATTATTCAAGAAGAAGTACGGACATTTAAATCAATATTCAGGTATTAATTTTATTGAAAAAATTAATGAAGGATATTGTAATATTGTCATTAATGTTGAAAAGTTGATTCAAAGGATGTGTCCTATATTTTATTTTCATAAGAGAGAACGTTATATGCCGATGGATGTAGATGATTATATCGAACAATGTATTTTAAAACATCGTAAAAACGATATGTATGAAAACAAGAAATTTACAACCATTAAAGATTACCCACTTACATTTAACGATTTGAAACAGAATTATAAAATTATTGTAGATGTTATGAAAGATAAAGTGGAATATATTATGGATGTTAGTTCCTTCATTATACAAGAGAAAAATCCAATGTTGGATAATGATTTTTATATTACTCCTAAATATAGAGAGACATTACGAGGTGCTACCTTTGATGAAATGACACCTTATTATAATTCAAAAGTTCCAATTTATTGTCATGTTGTAGAGTTAGAAAAAGAATATAGATTATTATATAGTATATTTTTCCCTTATTATACTGGATATAGAAGATTTAGAAAACGAGTTGGTTCTTATGAAGGTTGTTGGTCTTATGTTGCATTTTATTTTCATAAAGAGAGTTTAACAATGACACGTGCATACTATCGTTCTTATAATGATAGAACGAGTCATTGGGTAGCTCCCATTGATATTCAATATGAGAAAGGACGACCGATTGTCTATGTTTCCAAGGGAACACATTATTGTTATCCGTATCCTAAAACATATTATCGTAATTCTTTATTTAAATTACTTCGTTATGAACGTGATAGATGTAGTAAAGGTATTCGATGGTTTCCTCATGTTAAGTTGTTTGTGACAAATAAGAATCAAGAAAAGGATGAGATTGATTATAGAAAAAATATAAATCCTATCATCGAACAACAAGATATTATTTTATATAAGAATGAAGTCATTGAAAAGAATTATAAGGTAAATCCTATTCCTGATTTAGATGTATCTGGAGTGGATATCTCCGGTTTGGATATTTCCGGTTTGGATATTTCCGGTTTGGATATTTCCGGTTTGGATGTATCTGGAGTGGATATCTCCGGTTTGGATGTATCTGGAGTGGATATCTCCGGTTCTAAGAATAGCAATAGTATTGAAGATAAATTACATACACAATGGTTATATTTTAAGGGTAAATTTGGGAAGAACGGACAAGTTAGTCCTCTTTATCAGGAATGGTTCCATTATGACAATATAGAGAGAGGTAAATATATTTCAGATATACGATATTATCAATCTTAAGTTGAAGCATTAAACATTTTATACATTTGATAGTTTGGATGGTAATCCTCTACAAATTTTATTTCATCTGGAGAGAGACCAAAGAGAGAATACAAGTATTCATTGGTAAGTATATCGCACGGGTTGTCAGAAGAAAGCATATATTTCTCTCTAACTTTTCTTATTTTTGTAATATCAGGAATAAAATCAAAAAAGTATTTTTCCAAATATTTCATTCGATACCTTGTAATATCCATTAAAAAAAATATTAATTTACTTTGTAAATATTGAGTCAAATATACATTCTCTCTATCTGTATAATCTAAGATGACATAATTATCACGATTAGAGATTCCATAAACACCTTCTTTATCATAATAAGGAAATCCATACATTTTATGTGCCATGACAATTTTTCTCTCTTTATATTTCAATTCTTTATTTGAATATTGATATATAAGTTTCGTTTGTAATTGTTTTTTATTTTCAACAATACAAGGTTTTAGAATACAAGTTTTTATATTCAAATAAGGGTGTGTTTCTTGTTTTTCATCCATGATACTTACATTTTTGGGAGGCATATTTGTTTTTATTACCTTTATACAACCATATTTTTCAACATAGGGTTTCAGTTTATTTACTATACTTATATAATTTAAAGGAATTGGTTCTCCTACTGTAAAATGGTATGATTTATAGGATTGATTCATAGAATCATAGATATTTATCTCTCGTTTATTTGTTTGGTATTTTCTTTTTTTCAATAAGAAATAACAAGTTGGTGTTTGAGCGTTGTATCCAAATATACGATTTGTTTCTGTTGTTGTAAATGTTTTTAAATAAGTAATTTGATATTGATTTAACAGGAAGTAAATATTGGATTTATCTGGTTTTAACCAAATACAAGGAATATACATTAGTAAATATCCATCGTCTTTTAAGATGGATAAACTCTTTAATACGAAGTCTTTCCAAATGGCTTTACCATCTTTTTTTTTATGAAGAGATGTATTTGTTGGTACTTTAAAGGTGCCTTCACTATTATAGGGAGGGTTTCCTACGATAATATCGTAGGTTTCATTATTTTTATGTTTGAAATAAAAATCATTACTTAAAAAATCACAACATTTGAGATTTAAATTTTCTCTCTTATAATTTAATTCGTTCTTGATAGATGTTTTGAACTTTTCTATATTTTCTTGAGAAATATCTGAACCATACAATTGCTGTTCTAGAATCTCTTCTTTTCTCTCTTGGTTGTATTCTATGAGTTTATTGTATAGAACCTTTAAAAAATTCCCTGTTCCACAAGATGAATCTAACCATTTTAATTTTTGCTTAAATATATTCTTTGGTAGTAGAGAGAACATTTCTTCAATTAATGAATAGGGAGTATATATTTCACCGTGTTGTATTTTATTTCTATCATTCACTGTAATTTTCTCTCTTGTATTAAATGTAAATATATCATTCATTTATTGATACTATTTATACTATTTATAATAAATTAATTTCTTTAACTTATTCTGTGTTTTTATTATAAAATTGAAGTTCAAATTATTCAATCTATATGGATACAATCTTATAGAAGACTACACTATGGATACGATTAATAATTTGATTGCGAATGATTTTGAAGAATATGCAGAGAGAATTTTAGTTGAAATTAGAAATTGGAAAACCAGCACTTGGAGTTCGGGCTTTGGAGTGTCATTTGAATTGGATTTCTTTCATAGAGGTGAAAATATATATCAGAGAACATATTATTTTACTAATAAACTAGGTTATGTTGAAAAAGAAACAAAATATATATTGAATAAATTCATTGAAATGTATAATAAAAGAAGAATAGATAGGGGATATAAAAATGTAAAAAATTTGTATAATAAAATGAAAATTATTTGTATAGATGATGAAGATATGATTTATGCTTCTATTATAAAATATATAGAAGATTGTGATGAAGAGCAAGTAAATAAGTATTTAAAATCACCAATAAACAAACATACTACAAAGGAAATATGGAAAGCATATATGTCTCTATATATTGAAAACGATGTTAAAAATAAATTGGAAAAACAAGAATTTGTAAAAAATATATTCCAACAAATTCACGAAGACAAACAAGATGCATTTACAATGTTAAAATGTATAAAGAGCTACCGAATAAAAAATTTGGGTCGTAGTAACGAGAGCATAAAACCACCTTGTGAATGGGAAGGTGATAGGTTAGAAAGTATTGATACGTAAATTCATGATAAAAGATATAAATTATAATAAAACATTTTTTTATTTTTATTATAAAATTGAATAAGTTAAACTTAAGTATTGTATTGAAATCATAGAGAGAAGATAGTATATGACCTCACACACAATGACTGATGTAGGTTTAGACATAGATAATCCTACTGGTGAAGAAGAGGAAATTATGATGGAAAAACTTATAAAGTTTGAAGAAGCCATCCAGAGAGAAATTGGAGTAGAGTTGCCTTTTCATATTTCTCTCTTCGATCATTATGATATTGAGAAAGGAATTCAAGAGTTAAATGAAGAATTTACAAAAAAGGATGTTATCATGATTAAAGATGATAGAATACATAGTATTGAAACTTATTTAAAAGTACCTAATCCACAACCTCCACAATATACACCTGTATATAAATCAAAAGATAAAGAGTATATCAGTATAAAAGATATTTTACAAACATTAGGACATGATGAATATTACAAAACATTCGATCAGAAATATGAAGTGAATCATCGCTTTTTAGAAGGTTTCGACCAAGACTCAGAAGTTCAATATTCTATGTTCTTTGGTTCTTGAATATAAAATAAACAATTATATATATGCAAGTCCAACTGGATGAGTATCAAAAGGTTGTTTTCTTATTAAATATAAATCTCATTTTTATTTTTTACATTTTATTTAAACATAGGATACATTCATCCCCAATCTATATAACATCCTTTCTCTCTTATATAATAATTTCATTCTATTCTATTGTATATAAAAATAGTTATATTACAGATGTGCTACATTTATTTTTAGGTATATTTATTATTTACTCTTCTCTATTCGCACAAGATAAGGATGTAATGTTATATGTTATTTATTTATTAACTCTCATTATTACAACCTATTATTTATATAATACATGTTTATTGAATGAAGTTATCAAGGAGAAAATAATAACAAGAATTAAATGGATTAACTGGGAACTCATTTATAAAATCTTATTATTTATCGTATCCTTACGATTCTTTTATATCACAAACTAAACGTATTCCTGTAAAGTGATGAAAACTATCTTTTTCTTGTGCGTTTCGATAATTGGAATGAACCAATTCATCATTAGAAGCCCAAGAGGAACCCTTTACAATCATACGAAAATAAAAGAATGGATAACTGAATGTATCATAAATAGGGTCTATCTTGAAATTATCGTAAGGATAAAAGGGTGTACTGGTCCAATACCAACAATTACCTAATAAATTATCTACTCCCCATTCATTTTGTTGCATACCATTGTAAATATCTACAGGAACAACATCATTATAAGTGAAATTCATGTTTGAGTAGAGAGAACATAAATTTCTATCATTACCCCAAGGATACTCAGTTTTTCCCCCATTCGTTAATAAATATACATATTCTTTTTCGGTGGGTAATCTGGAATTACGATAATTGGCATAAGCTTCCGCTTCATAATAACTTACATGAACCACTGGTTCATTCGGTTCTAGTGGTTTCATAACATCAAAGTGAAGACGATACCACTTGTTCTCTCTTTTACACCAAAAATAAGGATGTTCTTTTTTTAATTTCTCCACACGCCACTTCCACCCTTTAGAACTCCAGTATTTTTTTTCATTATATCCACCAGCAAAAACAAATTCTTGATATTCGTGATTCAGTGTGGGTTGTTTTTGACAAATGAACTCCTTAATTTTTACAGTATGTTTTGGCATTTCATTATCCCAAACAACTATTCTATCTTTTTGTTCTAGTCCAAGAGAGAAGCTTCCACTTGGTATAGATACCCATGGATTATATAGATAAATGGTGGGTGTTGTATGGATTGTTTTATGGTATTCAACAAAAGACCAATCTGTTTCAAAGGGACATTTCACTCCTAGTTGATGTTGTAAAAATAGGAAAACTTCTTGATGCATAATATTATGTAAGTATCCAATCATAAAGATATAACTGTGAAAAGGAGAGAGAAGTGTGTCTTCATATTCTTCTAAAAATGTAATTAATTCTTTATGAACTTTTGTATAGTATTCAAGTTGTTTTCTATAATTTACCATATATGAATCTTTTCTCTCTTGTGGCCGATTGGTTAAACTATCAAACATTTCATTACTTCTCTCTAAGAGAGATGCATTATGGTTTTCTTTTCTTGTATGTCTTAAAATGTGATATTCAAAAAAATAAACTACATGACCTAATTCAAACAAAAGTGGATGAGGCATAAAAGATTTCATTTCCCAACCTGTAAGTTGTTCTGTTTTTAATGAATGAAGTAATACATTATTAAATCTATATAAGTCTTGATATAAAACAATCATTTTATCTTTCATAACACGTTGTGTTAATTTATCTAATTTTCTCTCTTGAACTTCATTTAATAATGGTGAATATTTAAACGACATACTAAATAATGATTTATATTTTTATATTATTCTACGAATATATTTTGGAGGATTTAAAAATCTGGTTAAATAAGCAACAATGAATATACTAGAATAAAATATGAATTGTGTTTTTTGTTTCTTTTTTAATCTTGGATAAAGAGAGAAAGATGTATAAAATAATGTTATAAATCCAAGAATGAAAAACCAATTTAAAATACGCATCATCCACTCAAATGTATATTTTGTTCTCTCTAATTTCGTTTTATCTGAATCTGCAATAGTCAAAAAAATAAAATGGTTTTTTCCATTATCTATATAGAATTTAAAATAATTTATGTTAAAGAGAGAACATAGGAGAATTACGATTGGAGCAGGAATATAATAAATGGTTGGATAGAAACAAAAGCATGCATTTTGATAAACATCATTAAAATGGTATTCTTCTTTTGTTAAATAATTCCATTTTCCTGTTTCATAATAGTTGTTAATTGTTTGTATAATTTTCTTATTGTTTGTATATTGTATAAAATTACCTCCAGAATCAAAACGAAGACCACATTCAATAATAATATCGCCTCTGTATTGAATATTTATGATTCCTGAATAACCTTTTGTATGTTTCTTTAACCATTCTTTTACTTTATGGGGACATTGATTGGAAGGACTTATTTTTGTTATTGTTTGTAAAAAATCACCTTTTTCGTTTTCTATATTGTAAGTCAATTCAAACAAAATAACACCATTATCAACAATAAAATCAGTGCTTCCTTCATTTTTATCAATATATTCACACCAGAATAAATCTTTTCTATCTTTATATTTATTATATTCTCTCTCATTATGGATTTTAAAACAATCTAAATTTGCACCTCGTAGATTAATGATGGGTTTTATAAA